GCTCCACTAGATTTCTTCTTGGGGTAATTAATGCCATTAAATTCTTACTTTACACAAGGTACAACAAACGAACAAAACCTTGTAGAAGATCTTATTATTGAATCTCTAAAGATTTATGGTAAAGATCTTTTCTACATTCCAAGAACACTCGTCTCTGTTGATAATGTGTTTGGTGAAGATCGTTTAAGTCGTTTTCAAAACTCATATCCAATTGAAATGTATTTTGATAACATTGACTCATTTGCTGGTCAAGGTGCAATGTTACAGAAATTTGGATTGATGATGGAACAATCTGCTACATTGACTGTAGCACGTAAAAGATGGGAACAGTTGATTGGAGCACAGGGAACTACTAATCTACCAAATCGTCCATGTGAGGGCGATCTACTTTATTTTCCACTAACAAAAGGTTTGTTCGAAATTAAATTCGTGCAACACCAAGAACCATTCTATCAACTTGGTAAACTATATGTTTACAAACTTCAAGTTGAACTATTCCAATACGCTTCCGAGCGTTTGGATACTGGTGTGCCAGAAGTGGATGCATTCGAGAATCTCAAGTCATTCGATGTTACTATCAACCCAGAAATTGGTCCAGCATCCAGCAATTTTGGCACTAACGATACATTTAGAGAAAAAGCAGAAGATGTTATCTTTGATGTGAACAATCCATTCGGCGAGATTTACAAACAAAGCGGAACCCCAAATTATTCTAGAAATGCAGATACTTCAACTTTGACTTCTGACCAAACAACAATTAAAACAGACAGGACTCAATAATGGCTAAGCAAACCATCAACCTTGGAACTGCAGCTGATACAAAATCAGGTGATCCATTACGCACAGCATTTACAAAAATAAATTCAAACTTTGATGAGTTGTATGCTGGTGCTGTAGCTGGAGTGAACACAACTGTTGCAAAAACAGGTGGTGTTGATACTAATAATAAAGTTGCTTTAGATTTAACAAAGTCTATTAATAAATTAGCTGCAGGATATTACTCTCTAGCGAATGGTGTAGAAGGTCAAATACTTCGTGTTGTTAAACAAACTGGTAATAATGAAACTACTGTAATCTTTGTTACTAACAAGTGTAGAATTAATGGAACAGAATACACAAATAATTATATCGAACCATTTGCTAATGGTAACAATGTTGTGACATTTGTATATACTGATAGTGCATGGCAATCAGATAATGGATTGTGGGATTAATAGATGTTAAACGGAAATGTATTTTATCACGGAATCATTAGAAAGTGTATCATTGGTTTTGGTAGACTTTTTAGTGATATCTATATTGACAGAAAACAAACAGATCCAGTAACTGGTCAAACAGTTCAACGTCTGCGTGTTCCTTTAGCCTATGCACCTAAAGAAAAATGGTTGGTTCGTGCACAGCAAGACCCAACTTTAGAAAATCACACAATGACTTCTTTACCAAGAATGTCATTTGAAATTATTGCTTATACTTACGACTCTTTACGTAAAATTAATCGTTTACAAAATGTCAAAAGTGCTGGTGATGAAACCACTGCACATTTTGTACGAACACCTGTTCCATACAACATGGACTTGTCTTTGTATATTATTACAAAAACACAAGAAGACGCACTACAAATTCTAGAACAAATTCTTCCAACATTTACTCCAGAATACACATTGACTCTTAAAGCAGTTGATGACATGGGATTAGAGTTAGATGTTCCAGTTGTTCTAAACTCTATCATTGTTTCTGACGAATTTGAAGGTGACTTCCAGACTCGTCGTTTCGTTATTCATACAATTAACTTTCAAATGAAGTTAAATCTATTTGGTCCAGTCACTGCTCAAAATATTATTACAACTGCTATGGCCAATGTTGGCACTGATCCGACAGAGCAGGGAGCAGATACAACTTACACTGCTATTGGTGATGCTACAACTAGAACTGTTATTAGTGAGAATTGGGAAGACAATTTCTAACACATGGCTGAAGTTTATAATTCAAATGTGAATCTTAAGGCTGCAAACGTAGCAGTCGAATTTACTCCTGAGGACATTCAAGAATACATTAAATGTTCTCAAGATCCCATTTACTTTATTGAGAACTATTGTTACATTGTAACACTAGATCATGGTTTACAACTGTTTAAGTTGTATGATTGCCAAAAAAGAAAAGTAGATATTATCCATAACAATCGTCGTGTAATTCTTATGGAAGGTCGTCAGCAAGGTAAAACTACGACTTCTGCTGCATACATTTTGTGGTATACTCTATTTCAACCAAACAAAAACGTAGCGATTCTGGCTAACAAAGCTACTGCTGCACGTGAAGTTTTGGATCGTTATCAAACGATGTATGAGTGTTTACCAAAGTGGATGCAACAGGGTGTTGTTGGATGGAACAAAGGTGACATCGAACTAGAAAACGGATCTAAAGTTTTCACTGCTGCAACTGGTAAGTCAGGTATTCGTGGTAAATCTGTAAACTTACTATATGTTGATGAAGCAGCAATTATTCCCAACAACATCGCAGAAGAATTTTTTACTTCTGTTTATCCTACTATTTCTGCTGGTCAAACTACTAAGATTTTGTTAAGTTCTACTCCACTTGGTTATAATCATTTCTGGAGATTCTGGACTGATGCAGAAAAGGGTAGAAATGGATTCGTTCCATTATTCATTCCTTACTGGGAAATTCCAGGACGTGATGAAGCGTGGGCTGCAGAACAAAAAGCTGCACTAGGAGATCTAAAGTTTACACAAGAGGTTTTATGTAACTTCTTAGGTTCTTCTTTAACTCTTATTAATGCAGATAAAATTAGTAAAATGAGTCCAGATGCAATAGTTCATTCTAAGGATGGATTAGATGTATATGTTGAACCCCAAGCAAATCACGTTTACTGTTTAGTAGCAGATATCGCTAAGGGTGTTGGTGGTGACTATTCAGCGTTTCAGATTATCGATATAACTGAAACTCCTTATCGAATTGTCGCCAAGTATCGTAATAACGAAATCAGTCCTCTACTTTACCCTAACGTGATTTATAAAGTTGGAACTGATTACAATAATGCATATGTTTTGTTAGAAATTAACGTCTCAGAACAAGTTGCACATATTCTTTATACTGAATTAGAATACGAAAACATACTATTTGTAACAAGACATACCATGGGACAGACTGTTTCAGGTGGTTTTGGTGGTGGTAAAACTCAATTGGGTGTAAACACCGACAAGAAAATTAAACGAATTGGGTGTCATAACTTCAAGGCACTCGTTGAGGAAAACAAACTTATTATTAATGATGCCGATACGATCTCTGAGATCTCGACCTTTATCGAGAAAAAAGGTTCTTATGAGGCAGATGAAGGATATCACGATGACTTGGTTATGCCTTTAGTGTTGTTCGGGTGGCTTACAACTAACTCTTATTTCAAAGACCTAAATAATGTAAACCTACGAGAAGCGATGTATAAGAAGCAGATGAAGGCTATTGAGGAAGAACTAACTCCTTTTGGGTTCTATGATGACGGGATCGAAAGACCTCCGTTAAACTTCTAAAATCGTGTAAAAACTAAATAAAATGTAGACATGAAACTTGTCTAACATAAATCTTTATTAACAAGGAGAACAACAATGCCGTTCCAATTATCTCCAGGCGTTGCAGTCGTAGAAAAAGACTTTACATCTATCGTTCCAGCAGTAGCGACTTCTATCGGTGCTTTCGCTGGTCAGTTTGACTGGGGTCCAGTCCTTGAACCGATTACTATTACGTCTGAAGACGAACTGGTACGTCGTTTCGGTACTCCAAACAATAACAACTTTGAATCATTTTTTACAGCTGCTAACTTCCTATCTTATTCAAACAACATATTAGTGGTTCGTCAAGAAACTACTGGTATGAAAAATGCTGTGGTTACCCCATCTGGTGGTCTTAGCAGCATCACTATGATTAATCAGGGTACAGGTTTTATTTCTACCAACCCACCCCCAGCTGTTACATTTGAAACAGATGGTGTTTTGCAAAGTATTACTGTTACCAATCAAGGCACTGGATATACAACTATTCCTACAGTAACAATCACTGATGATAATGGTGTTGGTGCTACCGCAACTGCTAGCATTTCTTCTGGTAAAGTCATTGCTATCACTGTTGTTAACACTGGTTATGGTTATACAAACCCAACTGTAACTATCTCTGGTGGTGGTGGCTCTGGTGCTACCGCAACTGCTGTTGTTACTAAATTCACTCAAGAAGAAGGTGGAGTTCTTCCTACTGCTCATGCAGTTTTATCTGGTGGTGCGATTACATCTATCGTTCTCTCTGCAGCGGGTGCTGGTTATACAACTGCTCCAACTGTTACTGTTATCCCAGCAACAGGTGATAGCGGATCTGGTGCAGTTGCAACAGCAGTTTTATCTGGTGGACCACTACTAACAGTAACATTAAGTAATCCTGGTTCTGGCTATGTAGCTCCAACTGTTACTATTACAGGAGGTGGTGGTACTGGTGCACAAGCTGTTGCTACTGTTGTAGCTGGTGAAATCACAGCAATTGTTGTTAATGATGGTGGTTCTGGATACACTTCTACTCCAACTGTTACTATTACAGACAGTAGCGGATCTGGGGCTAAAACTGATGTAATTACTATTGGTACTTCTTCAATTAACAGTATTACTATTACAAATGGTGGTTCTGGATACAAAGCACTTCCTTCTGTAGTTATTACTGGTGCTAATACTACTCCAGCAGCAGTTGGTACTATTACAATTGGTCCATCTACTGTTACTTCTATCGTTATTGATAGTGCTGGTACTGGTTTATCTTCTCCACCACATATTGTTATTGGTAGCCCTCCTTCTGGTGGTTCTCAAGCTATCGCAAGAGCTACAGTTAGTCCATTAGGTGTTGCTATTCTAAATCCACAATTCTACTCTGCTCAATTTATTAATGGTGGTGGTGTTGTTGGTGAGTGGGCTGCGAAATATCCAGGTGCGCTAGGCAACACTCTAAAAGTTTCTATGGCTGATGCTGCAACTTATTCTACTTGGGTTTACAAAGATGAATTTGATGCTGCTCCAGGAACTTCTGAATCAACTGCTGCTATCGGTGGTTCAAATGATGAAATGCATATCATCGTTATTGATGAAGATGGTTATATTACTGGTGTTGAAAACACAGTTTTAGAAAAGTATGCGTTTGTTTCTAAGGCATCTGATAACAAGAAATCTGATGGTCAAAACAACTACTACAAAGACGTAATTAACGCACGTTCTGAGTGGTTATGGTGGATGGATCATACTGATAGCATTACTGTTCCAGTCACACAATCTAACTGGGGTAATACTATGGCTGGTACTACTTTCCATTCAATGACTGCTCCATTAACACAATCTCTATCAGGTGGTGATGCTTCTGGTCTAGCAACTGATGGCCAACGTATGATTGCATATGAGTTGTTCTCTAATTCAACATTGTATGATATTAATCTAATTATGTGCGGTAAGGCAGATTCCACTGTTGTTAATTACATTATTGATAACGTCGCTTTAGATCGTCTAGACTGCGTAGTATTTGCATCTCCACAAGATCCAGATACTGGTGAAGTTGTTATCGGTGATGGTTCAGATGCGGTAAATACATTAATTGATTATCGTAACGAATTAGGTTCTAACTCTTATACTGTTCTTGACTCTGGTTACAAATACCAATACGACAGATACAATGACGTATACCGTTGGGTTCCATTAAATGGTGATATCGCTGGTGTTTGTGCTCGTACTGACTACACTAACGATCCATGGTGGTCTCCAGGTGGTCTAAATCGTGGACAGATTAAAAACGTTGTTCGTCTAT